CGTGTGGCTCCACCTTTCGGTTGACGTTTTCCCCTTGGGGATCTCTCACAATCAAGAGAGTGTGGTGCGCTTACGCACGACTGGGCTTCGCGGCCCTAAGCTGTTTTGAAGCAGCATATCTTGCTACCAAATGGTAGCAGTGAAGAATGACCTTAACGACAGGGTCACCCATTAATTCACCACGTGTGGTGAAGTATCTTGACAGGACTTTGTCCTCATCCATCTCCTCGACTTGTCGTGGAGCACATAAGGCAAACATTGCTATTTGCCTGTACCATGATGGTACACCTATGTTATAACATAGGCGATTCACTAGTGCCTGCGCAACTAGATGATCACAGAAGTCTGTGGCAGTTTTCCAGTCAGTGGAAAACAGGAATATGTCTTTGTCGCCAAAGATGAAATTTGCACTAGGATTCTTGTGCGATAGACGCTTGAAGAAATTCCAAGCGTGGTTTGCTGCCCCCACTCCAGATTTGGATGAGGGTATAACTCGAATGTATTCGAGGAGTACATGTGATAAAACATGTAACATCATTGCGTGTGCAAGATGCGAAACCGTGATACCACGGTACTTCCCTAATTCTGCAACTAGGGATATACGGACCGACATGACATTCCTGTCATAAATGGTCTTTCGGTCACGAAATTGACCACATGCCCAATGGAATAGGCATTCTCCTGGTTGGTCTTCACCAGGCACAAGGATCCTACCTGTTAAGGATCCATCATGGAGATTAATCTCCGGAATTGCTGGATTTGCATTCAGCACCTTTCTGGCGGCTTCTAACTTGCCACCAGATTCTGAGTTCGTGAAGAACTCACCACTATCACTAAGTGATATTTTGGCCTTGTTTATGACACTAGACCAGAACTTCTCGGAGACTGACTCCGAGCCTATAGATTCAACAACTTCTTGATGAATCGTATCTATACCATCGGCGATATAGACTTTCACCCTCTCATAAACAGAGGGGTCCGGGGGTTCAGTGAGAACCTCCTTTATTTCCTGAAGTGTCTTCAGGTAAACTGATCGGGGGGGGACCCCCGAAGCCCGAGTCTGGCTGAGAAGACAGATTCGGTACATGTCGATAGGACTTTTCCTATCCGAGAGAAAGTTAGTGATAACTTTCATAAACGAGATTTCTCTTGGAATCTCAATTGACCTGAGGTCACCAATGGGATTAAAACCCATCTCCTTGATTGCACCACGCAATCTTTTTATCTTCTCAAACGAAGACAAAGATTCCGGGATTTCTTCCCGGAAATAGTCAGGTAAAAGCTGACATATCAGGCAATGAATTACCTGATCGATTCTGCTCCAGTCTAGGAGCTCATCCCATGTAGGGAACGAGAGGACGAGCTGCATAACCAGCCCGTCTACAGTTGCAAGAATATTCTTCAACTTATTTAAGCCGGATAGGCTTAACTTCGCGTTGACAAGTTCGTCGACGCGTTCCTGACCGGAAAAACCTTTCCGGCCAGCTAGAAGACGGAGTATTGCTACTCCATTACGGTTGTGAACCGTCTTTTCCTTCCGTATTAACCTACGGAACCATCGGGTCCCCTCGTAGAGGACCTTCTGAGCATACCATACAGATGGTAAGTTGTCGAACGTGACTCTCTTATCGAGGCCCGTTAGTTTAGTTGGGAGACGTGTCTCCCAAAGATTATTTCCGTTCCAACAGACCTCAATCTTTGGAACTTCAGATCCAGCACGCATGCATGGATCAATGACCTTTTTGCAAAAGTCCTGAAAATCCCTGTGGTTCGAATCACAGGGACACTTCTCAAACCATTTTCTGCGAATGGTTGTTGTACACGGCAGTGAAGCTGTGTGTAAGACGTCAGTTAGACGCCAGTCATCGCCCGGCTTACGGGCTGTCTCATACGAGACATTTGTTCTTGCGGTAGCAAAACTACCTCCCGAACTGGGAGAAAACATGAAGGGAAACGTAGCGTTAACTTCAGAGTATTCATGAGTAACTCGTGAAAACCAACACTC